GTCATATAAATACTCCCTTTTAATTTGTGCATACGTTGCCGGTATATTCGCGTTTAGATAAGCCATAATTAATCATTTATACTTCCCCAATTTTTACCTGATTCATAGTCAACTTTGTTAGGGACTTCCAAAGTAACAGCGTTTTCCATAATTTCAATCACACGTTTAGCTTGTTTATCTGTTTCAACTGATAAATCCAACTCATCATGAATTTGAATATGAGGTATTATACCTTCTTTGTAAAGATCTAACATTGCCTTTTTTGTCATATCAGCTGCGCTACCTTGTATTAATTTGTTTAATGCTTTGTAAGCATAAGCTCTTTTTATCCCCGGTCCATGTTCCTGGAGTGCATCTTCGTGTGTCATGGC